CAGGCCGGGAAAGTGACTGCACTGAAAACGCAGATCGATGATCTGAATTCAGCGCGGAACAAACCAGGCATTACCAGCGAAAATGATGCAAATATTGTTAAGTCGCTCGGCATTCTTACTGACCAGCTAACGGTTGAAGAAAATAAGCTGAACCAGATGCGCGAACGGTCACGCACCATTCAGCAGGCGCTCAATGAGATTGATGTCCGGCGCAATGATCTGATCCGTGAGCAAGCCTGGCGCCAGAACGAAGCGTATCAGTCCCTTATAAGGATGAACGGGGAGCATTCTGAATTTAACCGCCTGCTGAGTCTCGGTAATACCCTGCTATCTGCCCGTAACGGTCTTGTTCAGGTGCCTCTGGCATTACCGCAGGCACCAGTATCCGATAAGGATGCGAAAGCCCTTCTGAATAAACAGCGTCAGGCTGAACTGGCCGGGTTGACGGGCATTGCTAAGGTCAATCGGCAGGTTGATTTTGATCTGCAGGATATGGGCCGAGACGGCCCGAATAACTCGACTTTTGCGTCTCAGTATCGGGCAGCGGCAGAAAAAGACTATAACAACACGCAGAACGTGGCAGCGGCACAGAAAGCGAAAGCAGATGCCACGCGTGAAGCGGAAAAAGCCGACCGTGCTGCGGCGTCTCAGGCTGAACAGTACAGCCGAAAAATGGCTGATCTTTCCGTAGCTATCGAGGTGCAGAAAATCCGCGCCACCGATGGCGAGAAAGCGGCAGATCTCTACGCCGCCGCGAATCAAGCTGGCACGAAATGGACTGATGAGCAACGCAAAGCTATCCGCGAATCCTCCGCAGAGTTGGCCCGCTGGACGCAGCGTGCAGAAGAGAACGTGAAGAAACAGCGCGATCAGGCCGAAGCGCTGAAACAGCTCACCGAAGCCGCGCGGAAATTTAAGGATGAGGCAACGGCGGCGACGGATACCGCCGGACTGAGCGACAGGCAGCGGCAACGTTTAGACGAGACCCAGCAGGTTGAACGTCAGTTCGATAAAACCGACAAAGGAACAGCCGCTGTCGCAGCACGCTCGGCAGCGTTAACCGAACTTGATAATAAGTATCGGGCTATTGCCGAATCTGAGGCAGACTGGCGTAATGGTGTGTCACGTGGTTATGAAAACTGGCTACAGAACACGATGGACATCGCCGGGACCGTTTCACAGGGAGTTACTACCACAATGGATAGTGCTATGGATAATGTGGCGTCTATGCTGGTTCGTGGTAAAGCTGACTGGAGGTCATGGGGGCTGTCGGCGCTGGAAATGATCGCCAAAGTCTCCCTGCAAATGGCGGCCGTAAGTGCACTGAGTGGCGGCTCATCGTCATCATTTGGTGGCTTGCTTGGGACCGTTGTCAGTGGCGTCAGTAGCTATTTCGGAGGTTCGGCGGCCTCAAGTGGTGGCTCGGTCAATGTAGCGGCGCTGCAGGGTTATGCTGACAAAGTCCAGTTTTTCGCCCGGGGCGGTGTCCAGGATTCGCCGTCCCTGAGCGCATACAGTAACGGCGTTTACAACACGCCTCAGATGTTTGCATTTGCGCAGGGAGCTGGCATCTTCGCCGAAGCGGGACCAGAAGCCATTATGCCGTTAACGCGCGCCAGTGACGGCTCTTTAGGTGTGCGAGCCGTCAGTTCTGGTGTGAACAATGCCAGTGGCAACGCTACGAATATTCATGTCGAGGCTCCAGTGAGTATTTATCAGAATTCCGCAGGGGGTGGGGGTAACGCCTCTGATACAAGCGCTATTTCCAGTCAGTTACAGTCTATTATTCAACTCACCATTACCGACAGGTTAAGAAAAGAAATTACGCCTGGCGGGATTCTGTACCGAAGCTAAAGCCCTCGCGAACGACGGGTAGGGTATCTCTATGGAAATTGAAACATTTATCTGGCCTGTGCGCACGGGGGCCACTGAAAGCATAAATATTGCAACGCAGGAAATTCAGTTCGGGGATGGTTATAAGCAGGTTGCTGGTGTTGGAATAAATGAGGATAACGCGACATGGGAACTTAGCTGTAACGGAAAATTATCTGATATGGCAGTTATTCGCGCATTTCTTAAATTCCATGTCACTAAATCATTCTGGTGGTCTAATCCGTGGGGAGAGAAAAAACTTTACAGAGTAAAGCGGGATTCAATAAAACCTGTTTTTACGAATGGAGATTTTGCGGAAATAAGTTTTGTATTTGAACAGGCTTATGCACCTTAACGGTATTTTTCTGCCAACAGATAACGTAGCTGGAGTTATTAATGAGTTTTACTCAGGATATTCAACAACTGGAACCCGGAAATATAGTTCAGTTAATTGAAATCGACGGTACGGCATTTGGTATGGAAACTGTGTTACGATTTCATGCCTTTAATATTTCAGATAATAACTGGAATGCCTTTGCTGGTGAAAATCTGCCAGCAATAATCTGGCAGGGGAATCAGTACGATCCTTATCCTTATGCGCTGAAAGGGGTGGAGCTTTCAAGTACCGGTTCTCAGCCTACGCCGACGCTCTCTGTCGGTAATATTGGTAACTACGTAACCGCGCTATGCCTTGAATATGACGATCTGGTTAAGGCAAAGGTAAAGATCCACACCACGCTGGTTAAATATCTGGATGCGGCTAACTGGGTTTCCGGGAACCCTGCCGCTAACCCGAACGAAGAGCGGGTACAGGTGTTTTATGTTAATGCCAAAAAAGCCGAGAACAGAGCTCAGGTTGATTTTGAACTCTGCTCACCTTTCGATATACAGAGCCTGCAGTTGCCCTCCCGGCAGATAACCCCTGTCTGTACCTGGTGCCTCCGTGGGCTGTACCGGAGTGGAACGGGGTGTGATTACGCCGGAACGCTGTATTTTCTGAAAGATGGCACCCCAACAACCAATCCCGCGCTGGATGTCTGTGGAGGACGACTCCCTGACTGTGAGGCGCGTTTTGGCCCCGGAAATCCTCTGCCGTTTGGCGGGTTTCCGGCGGCAAACCTGCAGGGTAAATAATATGCGCGAAAAACTGATGGCGGCTATTCGCGAACATGCCGCTGCGGAATATCCCCGTGAATGCTGCGGCGTCGTCGTTCAGGCAGGACGAAAACAACTTTATCTTCGTTGTGAAAATATCTCTGATAAACCAGAAGAACATTTCACCCTCTCGCCAGCCGATTATTTAAATGCCGAAAAGGAGGGTGAGATTATTATGGTTGTTCATTCGCACCCGGATGTGGCTCAGTTAATCCCCTCAGAGACTGACCGTATTCAGTGTGATCACTCGGGGCTGGAATGGGGCATTATTTCATGGCCGGACGGTGACTGGTGTACGTTTTCGCCGCGCGAAAATCGTGACTATACCGGACGATCCTGGGTACTCGGTCATGCGGATTGCTGGGCGCTAATCCGTGAATACTATCGTCGTGAGTTTAATCTTTCTCTCGGTGATTACTCTGTCCCGCGTGAGTGGTGGAATAACGGCGAAAACCTGTACGATGATAACTGGCAGTCGGAGGGCTTTATTCAGGTTGAATTAAATCAGATGCAACCCGGCGACATTATTATGATGCAGCTCAGCGCTCCCGTAACCAACCATGCCGCCATCTGGTTAGGTAACAATATTATTCTTCATCATTCTTCCGGCAATCTTTCTGCCCGCGTTCCCTACGGTCAGTATTATCGTGAGCGTACAGTCAGAATTGTCAGGCATAAGGAACTCATGAAATGCTGAAAACACTGACGCTTAAAGGTGTGGCCGCAAAGAAATTTGGCAGGGTTCATCGCTTTCACGTTGCTGACATTCGCGAAATGCTTCGGGCCATGTGTTCACAGGTGCCGGGTTTCAAAAAATACATGTCCAATGCGCATCACAGCGGCGTGCGCTTCGCCTTTTTCCGGGATGGTGAAAATATTGGGGTGGAAGAGTTTGAACTCACGTCCACGGCCAGCGAATTTACCATGATGCCTGTTATTGAAGGTGCCAAGCAGGGCGGTGTTCTCCAGATTGTTATTGGTGCGGTGGCGCTGGTCGCGGCTTTTTTCACTGCAGGTGCTTCCTTTGCTGCATGGGCTGGCGCGGCTGGAATGAGTGCAGCCGCTATCGCAGGAACGACAACAGCATTAACCGGACTTGGAATATCTATGATGCTGGGCGGTGTTGTGCAGATGCTGACGCCTCAACCCAAAATTAATATCGGTGCCAGCAGTAGCGCAGACAATAAACCCAATTACGCCTTCGGTGCACCCGTTAATACGGTGGCTATGGGTTACCCGGTTCCACTGCTCTATGGGAAACGTGAAATTGGCGGGGCCGTTATCAGTGCCGGGTTGTTCTCCAGCGATCAGCAATAGGCACGTTTATTCAGGTACAGCCGCCGCCGGGCGGTTTTTTTATGGGTGAATTATGCATATTCAGGGCAGGAAAGGCGGGGGCGGTAGCGCGCATACTCCAGTTGAAGCGCCTGACGATTTACTGTCTACCGCAAAATTAAAAATGCTGCTGGCTATTGCCGAAGGTGAAATTCAGGGAGAACTGACGGCTCAGCAAATTTTTCTCAATGATACGGCGCTGGCTAACGCTGACGGCAGTTACAATTTCACTGGCGTTGTCTGGGACTGGCGACGCGGCACGCAGGATCAGACGTACATTCCGGGGATGCCGGAAATAGATAATGAACTGGCCGTAGGTGTTACGGTCACGCAATCAGTACCCTGGACCCGCCAGTTTACAAATCTGACACTGGACGCCGTTCGCATCAAATTGTCTCTCCCCGTCCAGTACCAGTACAAAGACAATGGCGACATGGTTGGTACCGTTACGGCGTACGCAATTGATTTGTCCACTGACGGTGGCGCCTATCAGACCGTGGTTGATGCGACGTTTGACGGTAAAACCACCTCCGAATACCAGCGCGATCACCGTATTAATCTGCCAGAAGCCACCACCGGATGGACTGTTCGTGTCCGACGGATCACAGCGGATTCGGTTGGCAACTCAAAGTTAGCCAACGCGTTTAAGGTATTCTCGTTCGCAGAAGTTATCGACAGTAAACTCCGTTATCCGAATACCGCATTGCTCTATATCGAAGTTGATGCAAGCCACTTTAATGGGAGTGCCCCGAAGGTGACATGTGTCCCTCAGGGCCGCCGGATCCGTGTGCCGTCAAACTATGATCCTGTTACCCGCGAAAGTTCCGGCGCGTGGGCTGGCGATTTCAAATGGGCATACAGCAACAACCCGGCATGGATTTTTTACGATCTGGTGCTGGATAAAATTTTCGGCATGGGCAACCGTGTGGATGCTTCCATGATTGATAAATGGGAAGTCTACGCCATTGCTCAGTATTGCGATGAAAGGGTATCTGACGGTGCGGGCGGCACTGAACCGCGTTTTACCTGCAACGTTTATATCCAGAGCCAGCAGGATGCATATGCTGTTCTGAAAGATCTGGCCGCAATATTCCGGGGCATTACGTTCTGGGGTAATGAACAGATTTACGTAAACGCTGATGTTCCGGTGGCAGATCTGGATTTTGTTTATACCGCCTCAAACGTGGTGGACGGGCTGTTTAACTACGCGGGTGGCTCCTATAAAAACCGCTACAGTTCCTGCCTGGTGTCATGGTCTGATCCGCAGAACCATTACAGCGACACCATCGAGGGCGTTTACGACAGCGATCTGGTGGCACGTTACGACATTAATCAGACGCAACTGACTGCTATTGGCTGCACCTCGCAAAGTGAGGCGCACCGCAGGGGGCGCTGGGTCTTACTGTCAAACGCAAAAGACGGCACAATCTCGTTTAACGTCGGTCTTGACGGGCATATTCCGCTGCCTGCATCCGTTATTGGTGTTGCGGACCCGTTCCGCGCCGGAATGCAGAATGGAGGGCGAATCAGCGCGGTAAACGGTCGGAACATTACGCTGGATCGCGCTGTTGAATATGCGGCCGGTGACAGGCTGGCGCTGAATCTCCCCGACGGAACAACGCAGACACGCACCATCAGCGCGATCAGCAGCGATAAAAAGACCGTCACGGTCAGCACCGATTACCGGCTGGCTCCCGTTGCTGGCGCAGTGTGGGCCATTGACAGTGACAGGCTGGCTATTCAGCAATTTCGTGTGACATCCGTTGCTGCAAATGACGACGGTACATTTAACGTTTCCGGCATTCAGCACGACCCCAATAAATACCGGTTTATTGATGATGGTGTACGGATCACGCCTGCACCGATTACGGTAACGCCGATATCTGTCCTGCCTGCGCCGAAAAATATTCTTATCAGCCAGACTGATTTTATCGATCAGGGGCTGACGGTCGCGAGTCTGAACAGTACCTGGGACAAAGTTGATGGTGCTGTCCGGTACCAGGCGCAATGGCGCAAGGACAATGGCGACTGGATTAACGTTCCGGTTGCCAGTGCCCAGGGTTTTTCCGTTCAGGGCATTTATTCCGGCAATTATGATGTGCGCGTGCGAGCCCTGAATGCGCAGGATTCGTCGTCGCCCTGGGGTTATGCCGATACGACCCACCTGACGGGGAAAAATGGTACACCGGGCACGCCGCAGTCACTCCTTGCTTCAAATGATGTGGTCTGGGCTATCGACATTACCTGGGCGTTTCCTGACGGAGCTGGTGACACTGCATACACCGAACTACAGCGCGCCACCACGGACGATAAGGCAAATCCCGAACTGCTGACACTGGTGCCTTATCCGGCGGCCAGCTATCAGCACGGCCCAATGCTGGCGGGTGTGCGGCAATGGTACCGTGCACGGCTGGTGGACAGAATTGGCAATGTCGGCGAGTGGACCGCCTGGGTAATGGGGCAGTCATCGGTTGATGTCAGTGCCATTTCTGCTGAGATTCTTGAGCAGATGAAGGACACTGCGGTATTTAAAGACATCATCGAAAACGCAGTTGAAACCAGCAAAACCGTTGCTGAGCTTGCCGCAACAATTACCCAAAATGCGGACCAACTGGCGGCGGCAGTGGGTGCGAACCGGCAGACGGCAGAAGCCATCATTGGTAATGCCCTGGCCATCGCTGATGTTGTGGTAAGACAGACGGCGCAGAACGGCGCAAACTCGGCATCGTTCACTCAGTTGCGGGAGGTGATCTCCACAGAAACACAGGCCCGCGTTACGGACGTGACGCGCCTGGAGGCGAAAACCGACCAGAATGCGGCACAGGTAACGCAACTCACGCAGGCGCTTTCTGACGAGACTCAGGCCCGCGCGACGGCGGTTGATACACTGACGGCACAGACGCAGGACAATACCGCTAACGTAACCCAGCTCACACAGGCGGTGTCCACCCTCGACAGTTCTACCGCATCCCGTTTCGACGAACTGTCAGGGAAAACGGCTAACGCGGCTGGCGGGGTGCAAAACACGGCGGTGGCGCTGATTCAGGAGACGCTGGCACAGGTTAACACCCGGATGACGCTCAGTGCTCAGTACGGCGCAAACAGTGCCGGTATCCAGCGCGTTGATAACGTGATGGTGGACGCGAGCAAAGCTGTCGCTGAGTCGCTGAAAACCCTGGATGCGACCGCTGGCGGCAACGCCAATATCACGGACTTCGCAAAAACGATGTCTGATTTCACGCAGACCTCCGCGACGCGAATCAACTCACTGAGCGTCACGGTAAACGGCCAGACTGCGGCAATAACCACGAATGCCCAGGCAGTGGCAGATATCAACGGCAACCTGAACGCGATGTACTCGATTAAAGTCGGCGTGGATGTGAACGGCGTGCAGTACGCGGCGGGGATGGGGATTGGTGTGCAGAACACACCCAGCGGCATGCAGTCACAGGTTATTTTCCTTGCTGACCGCTTCGCTGTTATGAGCCAGGCTGGTTCAGCCGTCACGCTGCCGTTTGTTATTCAGAACGGTCAGGCTTTCATTAACGATGCGTTTTTCCGTGATGCCAGTATTCAGTTCGCGAAAATCACCGATTCATTGAAGTCGAATAATTTCGTTTCTGGTCCGAATGGTGTCGGGTGGAATTTGCCAAAAAGTGGCAATGCTGAACTCAACAACGTAACGGTTCGTGGGACTGTTTATGCGACGAATGGGGAATTTACAGGGAAAATCACTGCGACAAGCGGCACTTTTAAAGGGACAGTGCAGGCTGACGCCTTTATTGGTGA